GACTCGGAAAAGATTTGATGATGCGGACAGCACGAAAATTTAGGATAGATATCCCCCCCGTGTAGATGATTTATAAAAGGATCGGAGGAGAACGGGGGGTGGAGACGTTTCCGAATCTACGGAAATTATTAACCTAAGGGGGTTAAAATGAATAACGATTTAACAATAATATATCGTGATTTAAGTGAGCTGATTCCGTATGATAGGAATCCGAGAAATAACGAAGCGGCGGTCGGGCCTGTCGCTGAGAGCATAAGGCAGTTTGGGTTTAAATGTCCGATAATCATTGACGGGAATGATGTTATCGTTGCCGGACATACAAGGTTGCTGGCGGCTAAGAAGTTAGGGTTAAAAAAAGTTCCGTGCGTTGTCGCTGATGATTTAACGGAAGAACAGATAAAGGCTTTCAGGCTTGCGGATAACAAGGTTAGTGAGCTGGCTGAATGGAATGCGGATTTACTCGGTGAAGAGCTTAAAGAGATTACTGACATTGATATGTCGGAATTTGGGTTCGAGCTGAGTGAGTTCGATGTTGATACAACAGACATTCAAGAGGACGAAGTTCCCGACGTTCCTGCGGAATCGGTTTGCAAACTCGGTGACTTGTGGGAGCTCGGAGACCATCGGCTCATATGCGGTGACAGCACAGATGTAAATGTTATTGATAGGCTTATGGATGGGGTAAAGGCCGATATGGTGTTTTGCGATCCGCCCTATGGAATGAAGAAAGAGAGCGAGGGTGTTTTGAATGACAACCTCAATTTTGATGATTTGCTCGACTTCAACCGCCAATGGATTCCGCTGACATTCGGAGCGTTAAAAGACAATGGCTCTTGGTATTGTTGGGGCATTGATGAACCGCTGATGGATATTTACAGCAATATCTTGAAACCGATGGCGAAAGAAAACAAGATAACATTCCGAAACATTATTACTTGGGATAAAGGAAACGGGCAAGGTCAGTTGTCGGAAGATTTCAGAATGTACCCGATTGCAGACGAAAAATGTCTATTTGTGATGATGGGAAAATGGGCTGAGCGAGGGTTTGGTTTATCACAAAATGTTGATAATTATTTTGATGGATTTGAAAAGGTCAGGATGTTTCTTGTAGAACAAAAAGGCGAATTGACAATTCATCAAATAAAAGATATTTTAGGGCATTCTGATAAAAGTCGAGACCATTGGTTTACAAAGTCGCAATGGGAACTAATAAACGAAAATAATTATAATAGACTTAAAGAATATTGCAAAGCAAAAGGTATTAACGCTTTTTGGGCAGATTACAGCGATGTTCTATCTCTTTACAATGAACAAAGAAAAATATACAACTGCGAACAAGAAATCGAAAAAAGTAAACGCCCATACTTTGACAACACACACGATAACATGAATAATGTGTGGCACTTTGATAGAGCAGGAAAAGACGAAAGAGAACATACAGGTGGTCATGCAACACCGAAGCCGATAGCATTATGCAGTAGAGCGATAAAGAGCAGTAGCAGAGAGGGCGAGATTGTCCTTGATGTATTCGGCGGTAGTGGCAGCACACTAATAGCCTGTGAACAGTTAAACCGCACCTGCTATATGTGTGAGTTAGACCCTCATTATTGTGATGTTATCTTGAACAGATGGGAGCAATTCACGGGACAAAAAGCGGTTTTACTTGATTAATTACTATTAACTATGATTAAGGTGTATCAACTATGAATAAAGACGAATGGAAACAAAAAATAATCAACGCTTCGGAAGATGCCGGAACATATCAACCATTTTTTGATTCCATCATTGACACTTTGGCGAGCATGTTGGAGCGCCGTGATGATGCTGAGGAAATGTTTAAAAAATCCGGCGGTCATGTTTTGGTAAAGCATACCAACAAAGGCGGCGCTACAAATCTCGAACAGAATCCGGCACTCAGACTTGTAAATGACTTGAACCGTGATGCGCTTGCGTACTGGCGAGACTTGGGACTTACACCAGCCGGACTCAAGAAATTAAAAGACTTAGAAATAAAATCAACTTCCGATATGTCGGGATTAGAAAGGGCATTAAATGGCATTGCACGAGAACTGGGAGAAGGTTCTTGATTACGCTAACAGAATAAGGGACGGGCGGAAAATTGCTTGCAAAGAACAGAAGCAAATGGTCGAGCGGTTTTTCAATGATTTGGAAAATCCTGATTATGAGATAGATCATTATGCTCCTGAGTTTTGCATCAAGGTCATTGAATCGACATTGTGTCATCAGCAAGGCGAAGCAATCGACGGAACACCGATGAGGGGAAAGCCGTTTATACTGATGGACTTCCAGCGATTTATAATTTATAACTTGGTCGGTTTCAAGCTCAAAGGAACAAATATTGTACGATTCCATGAAGCTTTAATATTTGTCCCGAGAAAGAACAGCAAGACGGTTTTTGCGGCGGCTCTCGTATGGAGCTTATGCCTTTTATATAAAGATTCCGGCTCAAAATGTTACATTGCTTCGGGTGCTTTGATGCAATCCTTAGAAACATTTAATTTCTTGGATTACAACATTGAGCGCATGGGTGAAAAGCAAGTCAGAGGAAAAAAGGGCGGATTAATAAAAGTTATAGATAACAATAATGAACACTCTATCGAATGTAATATCGGTGAGGGTTCTTTTTTTATACGTGCGTTAGCGGCAAATCCTGACTCACAAGATTCTTTAAATTCTAATTTGGCTGTCATTGATGAAATACATTGTTTTAAACAACCGAAGCAATACAACTTGTTTAAGGAAGCTATGAAAGCCTACACAAATAAGTTGATTATCGGAATCAGTACAGCCGGAGACAATGCGCAAGGTTTTTTGGGTCAGCGATTAAAGTATTGCCGGAAGGTTCTCGACGGTACGGTCAAGGATGAACAGTATTTCATTTTTATAGCTTGTGCCGATGAGGATGAGAACGGCGATATTGATTATACGAATCCAGTTATCCATGAAATGGCTAATCCGGGTTACGGAATCACAATCAGGCCGCAAGAGATTCTGAACGATTCCCTCCAGGCACTAAACGACCCACAACAGCGCAAGGACTTTTTAGCAAAGTCACTCAATAGATTCACTAATGCACTCAAGGCTTATTTTGATATTGATGAGTTTAGGAAATCTGATGGTGCTTATAATTGGACGCTGTCGGAATTGGCAAAGCTAAATATCAATTGGTATGGTGGCGCTGACTTGTCGAAGCTCCATGACCTTACATCAGCGTGTATCGTTGGCATGTATAACGATGTCATGATTGCGATAACTCATGCATGGTTTCCTGTTGTCATGGCGGCGAAAAAAGCCGATGAGGATGGGATTCCATTGTTTGGGTGGCAAGATGACGGATGGCTTGATATGTGTAACACTCCGACGGTTAATGTTTCCGATGTTGTTAATTGGTTCTCAGAACTAAAACACATGGGGTTCAAGATCAAGCGAGTGGCACATGATAAAAAATTCGCTCGTGAATATTTCATCGAAATGAAAAAAGCCGGATTCCATGTTGATGATGCTCCTCAGTATTTTTGGGCGAAGTCCGAGGGATTCCGGTATATTGAAAAAATGGTCAAGGATGGAAAGTTTTATTACTTACATTCCGAAGCCTATGAGTATTGTGTTCAAAATGTCCGAGCTGTCGAGAAGACCGATGACATGATCCAGTACGAAAAAGTCACTCCGAATCAGCGAATAGATATTTTCGACGCTTCGGTTTTCGCAACACGAGCATTGTTGATTGACCTAGAAAACGCTAAGAAGTCAGAGGATTGGTGGAAATGAGCAAAAAGAAAAATAGAAAGATTAATCAAAAAAGAACATCAAATTCACAGATTGGTTTTCTGATTTCGAACAGTGATTCAATTTGTGTTAGTGGATATACGTCTTTAGACCATAACCCGGAAATCATGACAGCTTGCCGGACAATTGCGGAACTTATTGGCTCGATGACAATCCACCTGATGAGCAACACAGCGCAGGGCGATGTCAGAATCGTGAATGAATTATCCCGGAAGATTGACATTGACCCAATGCCGACAATGACTCGGAAAGTATGGATGGAATCCATTATCATGAACCTGTTGCTTTACGGTTCGGGCAATTCGATTGTTGTGCCTCATACATGGCAAGGTTATTTGGAATCGCTTGAACCAATTGCGGCATCGAGGGTATCACTCATGCCAGTGGGTGGAAGTTACCGGGATTATAAAATCTTGATTGACGGAATTGCGAGAGACCCGAGCGATACACTCCATTTTGTTCATAATCCCGATAAGTTTTATTTGTGGAAAGGTCGGGGGTTGCAGATATCCCTCAAGGACGTTGCACAGAACTTAAAACAGGCGGCGGCAACCGAAAAGGGATTCATGGAGTCAAAATGGAAACCATCACTCATTGTTAAGGTCGATGCTATGACGGAGGAGTTTTCAAGTAAAGCCGGACGTGAGAAATTACGGGAAGATTACCTTGAAAGCGGAGAAGCTGGAGCGCCTTGGATTATTCCAGCAGAACAGTTCGAAGTGCAAGAGGTGAGACCGTTATCTTTGTCAGACCTTGCAATCTCCGACGTGGTACAGCTCGACAAAAGGGCAGTTGCATCAATCATCGGTGTTCCACCATTTGTGCTTGGAGTCGGTGAGTACAACCAAACCGCTTGGAATAGTTTCATTCAAAACAAAGTCAGACCTATTTGCTTGGGTATTACTCAGGAACTTACAAAGAAACTAATCATCAATCCTAAGTGGTATTTGAAATTTAACACGCTGTCATTAATGGATTGGGATTTGCAGACTATTGCCAATGTATTCGGCACATTATCTGACCGTGGATTTGTTAACGGCAACGAGGTTCGAGACCGCATCGGCATGAGTCCGGTTGATGGCTTGGATGAGTACAGAGTTCTCGAAAATTACATTGGTATTGATTACACCAACAAGCAAAAAAAGCTGATTCAGGAGGAATAAATTATGGATAGAGATATAAGACAGATTCGAAGCGTTGCTTCGGAATTTCAGACAAGGGAAGACGGCGATAAGCTTTCTATTGAGGGGTTTTTTGCGGTGTTCAATAGCAATTATGATATAGCGCCGGGACTCAGTGAGTCTATTGCGCCGGGTGCATTTACTAATTCATTATCAAATGATATTAGGGCGCTAATCAATCACGATACAACACTTGTATTGGGCAGAACAAAAGCCAATACGCTCCAGCTTAGAGAAGATTCTCACGGATTATGGGGACACATCGACATCAATCCGAACGATGTTGACGCTATGAACCTATATGAGCGAGTAAAGCGAGGGGATGTAGACCAATGTTCGATAGGGTTCAATATCCGTTCTGAAGATACCGAAATCAAAGAGAATGGTGACATCCATTGGACAATCAAAGATGTAGAGTTGTTTGAAGTATCATGTTGCACATTCCCGGCTTATGAAGAAACAAATATTTCCGCTCGTGAAAAACAGCGTGATGAAATCAAAAAGCGCACAATGGAAAAATGGCGAGCTGATATGAAAGCGAGGTTATCAAAATGGCATTAAAAGCATTAATGTTACGGAAAAAGATTGATACGAAGAAAAAGGAACTGGAAGCGCTCAGGGCAAAGGATGCCGAGTTTGAGAAGCGAGAATCCGAGTTAACAGCATCAATCGAGGAAGCATCGACCGATGAGGAAACACAGGCGGTCAACGAAGAGGTCGAGAAGTTCGAGACCGAAAAGGGCGAGCATGAAGCGGCTAAGTCCGAGCTTGAATCAACTATCGAGGGACTTGAAAACGAACTTCGTGAAACAGAAAAAGAAACTGAGACTCCGGCAGAGCCTACACCGGCACCGGAAGCAAGAGCAAATAACAAAATTACGGGGGTAAGAGCAATGGATATTGCAAAGAGATCATTCAGAGATATGAACATCGCAGAGCGCACAGCGATGATGGAGAGAGAAGATGTTAAGGCTTGGCTTGGTGAGGTAAGAGCACACATTTCCGAGAAAAGAGAGCTGACCAATGTCGGTCTTACAATCCCGGAAGTATTCCTTGGATTCCTCCGTCAGAATGTCGAGAATTATTCCAAGCTTTATAAGCACGTTACAGTAAGACCGGTTTCCGGCACTGGAAGAGAAGTTATCATGGGTTCAGTTCCCGAGGGTGTTTGGACAGAGTGCTGTGGCGCTCTTAACGAGCTGAATTTGGTATTCAATGACGCTGAGGTTGATTGCTACAAGGTAGGCGGCTACTTCAAGGTATGTAATGCAGTTCTTGAGGATTCAGATATTGATCTTGCGGCAGAGCTTCTTGATGCAATCGGTCAGGCAATCGGACTTGCACTTGATAAGGCTATCCTTTACGGCCGCAACACATCAGCTAACAGCAAGATGCCACTCGGTATCGTTTCAAGACTTGCTCAGACATCTCAGCCCGCAAGTTATCCGGCAACCGCAAGACCTTGGGTTGACCTTCACACAAGCAACATCAAGACAACCAATAACACAGGTGTTCAGCTCTTCCAGGATTTGATCGTTAATGCCGGTGCTGCTAAGGGCAAGTATGCAAGAGGCGGTAAGGTATGGGTTATGAATGAGACAACATACACATATCTTCAGGCTCAGGCGCTTTCAATCAATGCTTCCGGCGCTATCGTATCCGGCATGAACGGAACAATGCCAATCGTGGGCGGCGTTATCGAGGTTCTCGACTTCATTCCTGACAATGTAATCATTGGCGGTTATTTCGAGCTTTATCTCCTCGCTGAACGTGGCGGCGCTAAGTTCGCACAGTCTGAGCATGCGTTCTTCATTCAGGATCAGACAGCATTTAAGGGAACCGCACGTTATGACGGTCAGCCGGTTATTCCTGAGGCATTTGTCGCACTTGGTGTCAAGAACACAACTCCTGACGCATCAATGACATTTGTAGCTGATAAGGCTAATGTTGTTGACCTTGCAGAGCTTACTGGTGTGACACTTTCACCATCATTTGATGCCGGTACAACCGTATATACAGCGGCAACAACCAACGCTAAGGACGCAATCACAGCAACCGCTGAGGATGCTAATGCAAAGGTTACACTTTACTACACAACAGGCACAACAACCAAGCAGGTTGTAAACGGCGCTAATATCACTTGGGCGGCTGGCGCTGATAATGTTGTTAAGGTTGCTGTTGAGAACGGCAACAGCACCAAGACATATCAGATCACCGTTACAAAGTCATGATCGGAGAGGCGGCATAAATGACAGATAGCGAGTTACTTACAATGTTAAAAATTGATTGCGGTATAACCACAACGGCATTTGATGAGCGACTCGCTCAGTATGTCGAGGTAGCAAAATCTGAAATTACAAGGGAGGGAGCAACGCTTGCTGACACGGCGAGCGACTCCCAACTTATTGTGATGTATGCGGCTTGGTTATGGCGCAAAAGAGACACAGGCGAGGGAATGCCGAGGATGTTAAGGTATGCCATAAATCAAAGGGTCTTTTCAGAAAAAATGCAGACCGAGGGGTAAGGCTTATGAATATATCCGATACCTTAAAATTAATAAGATTTGAGTATGTAAAAGACGAGTTCGGTGTTGGCCGCAAGGTCGAGACCGTCCGTGAGGTTTTTTGTGACAGCCATTCAGTAACGCAGACCGAGTTTTTTTCCGGTCAGCAGTCAGGACTTAAGCCGGATTTAAAATTTACGGTTTTTGCCGGAGACTATGACGGTGAGACGGTCATTGAGTTTCACGATGTGCGGTATTCGGTATATCGCACTTATAACGCCAATATGGATTATATCGAGTTATATGTTCAAAAGGATATAGGTGTACAAAATGGCAGCAATTAGCTCCGACGCTTTTGCAGAGGAGATTGAAAAAATCTTAGAAGAATATGGGGATGAGGCTGTTGAAGCGCTTAATGAATCTATTGAGGAAGCTGCAAAGGAATCCCAGAAGCAGATTCGGAAATTTAATCAAGGCCGTACCACTTGGGAAGAATATCCCAAAGGCTGGACGATCGAAGTTGCAAAAGAGCGCTTGGAAACATCAGCAACGGTTTACAATAAATCAAAGCCGGGTCTTACACATTTGCTTGAATTTGGTCATGCGCTACGAAACGGCGGCAGATCATCAGCATTTCCTCATATTGCGGATGTTAATGATTTTGCGCAAAAGGATGTACTTGAACGGTTGGAAAGGAAGTTATCGAAATGACCTTACAGGAAGTTAATTTAATGATGTCAGAAATGGTATCAAGAACTGAGGTAAACGGTTATGCATATAATCATTATGATGAGGGTAGCGCTCCTGAGTTACCGTATTTGATTTTTTATTATCCAATCTCCGATAATGAGAGTGCCGATAATGTTGTATGGTCAAACATAAACCGTTTAAACATCGAACTATATACAGACAATAAAGAGTTTTCGATTGAAAACGAACTTGAAGCCGTGCTAAAAGAGCATGGCTTTTTTTATGAAAAATCCGAACAGTACATCAAGGATGAAAAGATGTATGA